GGCGGCTTCGGCGTAGTTGTCGTGGCCGGTGATCATGATCAGGCCCCGGCCCCGGTATCGATACCCATCACCCGTATCCGGCGCCCCATTGCCCATCCGGTTTGCGTAGACGCGGTTCGCGATGCGCTCAGGCTGGCGTGCGTACTGCTTCGCCTCTGCCGGCGTGAACCGCTTCGGCCAAGTACGGAGCAACAATTCGGCGGAGTAGTTCAGGTTCTCGATCAGGCGATTGAGGCTCTGGCTTTCGTGTCCGACCTGAGCAAGGAACATCGCCACACGCTCGGGCGTGTTGATCTCGAACCGCGCCATGGCACCGTTGAGGTGCTCCAGCCATGTCGTTGCAGTAGCAGCACCGCAGCCGGTAGCGCGGTCGAGTTGATCGGCGGAGATCTTCATCAGCCCACCTTCCTTTCCGCCCAGCGCGCGCCCAGCTTTTGCACGGTGCTTACCCCGAGGACACCAACGAAGCCGGCGGCAAAAAACTGCCAGGCAGGACTCCAGCCAAACTCCTTGGCGGTGAGACCGACAACCATGACCAGCATCGCGCCAAGAGCGGCTTCGATCAGTTGCCGAACTATGCTCGGCTCCTTCCCCTCGTACTGGGTACGGAGCCAGGTAAGGATGAAGGCGAGCCCCATCGCCAGCCCTTGCTCGCGCAGCGCGAGCAGCACCGTGGCCCAGAATGACGGGTCCTTCTCTGGCATCTTCATAGTCTCGATATCCCCTCGGCGGGGCGAAAATGAAAAACCCCGCGTGAGGCGGGGTCTGTGAGTGGGTGCGGGCACGGCTTTTCAAGGGTCCGCACTCCCCGCAGCGCTAAGCGCCGCCCGCAAAAATAAATACCACTTTTTTGTTGTATCACAACAAATTTGTTGTATAATGAACCCATCTAAACAACAGAGACGAGGTGATGAAGTTCAGCGAATTCAGACGATGGTTGAAGGCCCAAGGGGTGACCTTCGAAGCCGGCAAAGGGAGCCACTTCAAGATCACCGCCCCGAACGGCAAACAGACCACCTTCGCGGACCACGGAGCTAAGGAAATGCCAGAACCGACCCGCAAGGCGATCATCAAGCAACTGGGGCTCAAATGAGCCCCCTCGCCTGCAAGCGCTGAACGATCACCCCGGAGGAGTGACCATGTACGACTATGCAATCCGTTTCGAACAGGACGATAGCGCTCCTGGCGTTGCCGTTTTCTGCAGAGACTTGCCGGAGCTGAACAGCTATGGCGACGACAAGGTCCACGCAATCGGCGAGGCAGTCGACGCCATCGAGTCGACCCTCTCGCTATACGTTGATCAGCGCCGAGAAATCCCCGCGGCCAGCCAGGCGCAACCAGGCGAGCGCGTTATCCATCTGCCGGCAGTTACCGTTGCGAAGATCGCGCTCTGGAACGAAATGGTCCGTCGAGATATGCGAAAGGCTGACCTCTGCCGGCTTCTCGGGATCGCACAGACCCAGGGCGACAGGCTCGTCGACTTCCTCCACAACACTAAGATGGAGGCCATGGAGAACGCTCTATCCGCCCTCGGACTCCGCCTCTCAGTGAATATCGAGGCAGCATGACCCAGAAACGAAAAAGCCCAGCTCGGTGGCTGGGCTATTTTCTGTGGCGTTCCGCTCTGCGGCAGTTCGCCTAAGCGGCAAAACCGCAATGTATGACGAAAGGTACAGGCCGCGATTATCACTGTCAATACGTCCAGCCTGTACATTTCTTCAGGCAGCCTTTTTCTCCTCCATCACGAAGCACGCCAGCAGAGCTGACAGGCCCGCGCGAACCAGCATGCGAGCGTCCGCGTAGCTGATCCCCATCCGGTCCTGTATATCTCGATACGACATGCCATGGATGAAGTAGAGGATCAGGCTGCGGATGGCATCCGGGTCTTCGTCGTAGAGGCGTGCGAGAAACCGGTCTACTTGCAGCGCCCGATCATCACTGATGCAGGGGGCCACAGCCGCAAACCGTTTTTCGTTCGCCGGGTTCCGTTTCATCAGCGCCAGCATCGGCGAAGAGCCGCGAGGCGTGCCATTGTCGGACCAAACCCACAGCCCGTATTGCTCCATCAGAAATTCCAACGCCTTGATGTTCATTTCAGTCGCCTCTGAAGTGGGAGCCGCCGGCGCCCCGCTGGTTGTTCTCTTCTCGCGCCAGACTGCTCGCCTGGCGTCGCTGCTCTTCCACCAGCCGCTTTACCCACATCCGCAGTTGCACCACCGCATCCCGCTGATCGAGCGCCAGCCCCGTCACCCCGTCAACGAAGCCAGCGGCACCGCACGCGTCGCAATCAATGTCGTAGAACACTCCTCGGCGCTGACCGTGGCCATTGCATGCGGGGCACGGAACGAGGTGACGCGGTTTGTTCGTAAGATCCGGACCATGCTTCTTCATGCGGCAGCCCTCTTCGCATCCCTGGCCTTGGCTCGGTACAGGGTCTTGATCGCCTTGATCTCCTCAACCGTCCACTTCCTGGCATCGTGCGGCCCCTCCAGGCGCGCTACAGCCGCGTCACCGATCTTCGCAACGAGGTTTATGCGGTAGTTCACGATGTCGCCCGACTTGTGGTTGTTGCACGGTGCGCATTGCTTGTGGACGTTGTCCTCGTCGAACCTCAACTCGGGATGGGAGCCGACAGAGCGGTAATGCCCGGCGTGATACTGCCCATCATGAAAGCGCCCACAACTGATGCAGGGGCGGTCCCAGTCGCGCCAGCGGATAAACTCGTTGAATGCGGCCTGAGCCTCCCTCAAGTGGTCTGCACGGCTCTTCAATTTCTCTTTCCGAACCGCGATCTCGCGCCGCTCGCGTTGCTGAAGGGACTTGCGCTCCTTCTCCTGCTTCTGCCGAGCGATGACGATGCCGCACTCAGGGCTGCACCACGTCTGAAACGACTTCACCGGGACGAAGCGGGCGCGACACGTCGATACTGCGCACTTCTTCGGCCGGGGCTTCCGTGCCGACAACGTCATGCCACCTCCCGCGGATACATGATCTGCTGGTGACGCTCGCAAATAGCCTGAGCCTCTTTCGACGACGCAACGGGGGAGCAAATGAATTCGCCTTGCACGCTCGCCCGGTAGTGAGCCTCCCCGGCCACCAGTTGTTTGCAAACCTTGTAGGGCGGGGAGCTGTCGCTAACCGCCAGATAATCGTTGAGCGCCTTCCACTTCATGAACGGGACTCCTGTAGCTGTTGTATGGCCTCGTTGTGCCGGTTGATTCGTTCGTTGAGATCGGCGCGCCGCCTGACGGCTTCGTCCTTCTCTTTCTGCTCGCGCTGAGCGCGGTGTGCGGCCAGGCTTGCCTTGAGCTTCGCCATGTTTTCCGCGAACCCCTTCGGTGCCTTCGTGACCTCGGCAGGGGCATTGCCAGTGAGAAGCCCGGCGATCGCCTGGCCGGCATCTGTTGGGGCCGGGAGTTGAAGAACCACCACTCCCTCCAGGCGCGCCACCTCGGCGGCTGGCAGGCGGTTTAGCGCTGCGGCTTTCTGGATACCCGCCTGACGGCCGGCCTCGTCGTGACCAAGGGACACACGCCACTCGACAGGAAGCGCCTCTCGCCGGGAGCGAGACACTGCGCGCTCATAGGCCGATATGAACGCCATGCGGGCACCCACCTTGTCTCTCGCCTCCAGGATCGGCGCAGCAATGGTGAGCGCTTCCTGAATCTCCGGGGTGAGGACCACCGTTGCGCGCTCGTCCGATGCTTCCAGCGCCAGCGCCCAGGCCTCATTCGGTTCAGGCCGGCCATCGACTGCCTGCACACGCTGCAGGATGGCTGCGAGGGTGAGTTTTCCGGTCAATTCACGGCGGCACGCCTGCAGAGCGCTGCGGATCGCCTCCCCCGGATACTCTGCGAGATCCTTGGCCATCAGCTTCGCGGCATTGGCACTCATCTCCTGGCCAAGCGTTTCAGCAGTCGCCACCAGCGCGGCGGCCAGGTCGGCCTGTTCGTCACAGGAAAGCATTGGCGCGCCCCTCCTCTCGGATGCTCTCCGCAGCCTCCTTGGCGGCGTTCAGGTTCGCCTGAGTGCGCTCCAGTTGCCGAGCCGTGGCCCCGTTCATCTGCCGGTCAGTCGCCCACTGGGTGCGATACGACTCCGCCCTGGCCAGCAGCGAGCCCAGGTCGTGACAGTTGCGGATCAGGTAGGCGTCGTTGATGCCAACGAAGTACGCCGCCACCGCCGGAGCCTCCTCAGCGCCCAAGCGCTTCAGCAGGTCGCGAACCTGACCGTTGACCTTTGAGTTTCGCACCGGATGGGTTCCGTACCGGAGCTGGTACGCTGCCGCATACGCCGACCAGATCGCTCGGCATGCCTGTTGCCGATCACGCTCCGCATCGGGCTGGCCGGAATCGGCCGGCAAAAGGTTCCCTGATGGTTCCCTTGTAGGTTCTATTACGGTTCTGGGTGCAGATGCTGCGGGGGTGGGGTGCATTTCCTGCGGGGGTTGGGGTGCAGCATCTGCGGGGGTGGGTGCATTTCCTGCACGGGTGCATTTGCTGCTGGGGTGCATTTCCTGCAGGGGTGCATATGCTGCGGGGGTCACCGAGTACATGGTCGACCTGCCCTGGCGCTCCTCGACGCTCACAATCCCTGCGGAACGCAGCCACTTGATCGCCTGCTGCACAGCGCGCTTCGACAGGCAGCAACGCGTCGCTATGCTGTCCACCGCCGGCCAGCACACCCCTTGGTCGTTCGCCTGGTCTGCCAGCGAGATCAGTACCGCCTTCTGCGCGGGGCTCATTCCCTGGAGAGGCCAGCAGGCCGACATGATGATCGTGCTCATTGGCGCACCTCCGGCGACACATTTTCTTGATTCGTGATTTCGTGTCGCGACACGCTACCGAGGATCACAGCTTGCCCTCCTCGATCTTCCGCGCCAGCACCGACAACCCCTTGGCGGTGATGCGTACCTGGCTCGCCGCGCGCTCGTCGCCCTGGTCGTCCCGGCCGAGAACCGTCACCTTGTGCATGACCCAGCCGTCTTGGATTCGCGGCTGATAGCCGATCCAGCGAGCTGAGCCGCTCCGGCGGTAGATCCATCGGTTCTGCTGGAGCCAGTCGAAGAGCCGGGAGGGGTTGATCTTGAGGTGCTTCGCAGCGTCGGTGATGCACATCGTTCCTGCTGCACCGCTGAGTCGCTCCAGGGCCTGGACCTTGGGCGCCTGCTCGCTGATGACCAGCCGCAGCGCATGGTTCTGCTCGGCCTGATCGGCGGCGAGCCTGAGTGCCTCTGGCAAGGTTGTTGGGATGCTCGGAACCTGGCTGGACTCCAGTTCGTGGAGTCGTCGAATCACCCGGTACCGGAGGGGAACGCTGTATCCAGAGATGAGGGTCTCGGTCAGGTCTCGGTCGAGGTGGAAATTCTCGGTGTACCCGCGGGAGTCGAGGTCTTCCCGGACATGGCTCAAATCTGAGCCATCCTTCCTCAACGCTTCCAGCATCTCCCGAATGTCCCTCAAGACGTTCTTGTGCTTCTTGCCGGTCAAATCCGCAATCTCGCGACTGCTCATCGTCAGGACCGTGCCTTGTTGGATGACTGCAACTTGTGACATATTCGTCTCCGTTGGATGTTCGGCACCGCCCTCCGGTGCCTCCTCAGAAAGCCCGGTTGCCCCCGGGCTTTTTGCTGTCTGCTCTACTGGATGCCTGAACAGGGGTCGCAGCCGACTAAGCAGCGCCAGCCCCTCTCCGTAACATCTGCTACGTGCTATGCCGCACTCCGGCCCCGAGGCCTCGCTGGCGCGTCGTAGAGGTCTGGGCGGAGCTGGTGGCGGGTGATGCGGGCGCCGAAAAAGCGCTCAAGATCACGCGCCAGCGCCGCCCCTGGAGTCCGGCCGCAAGCCAGAACCTGTCTGAGGTACGCAACGCTCGTGCTGAGCGCCTTTGCAGCGTCATCACGTTCTTGGATGCTGAGCGACTTCCAGAAGGCCCGAAGCGCTTCTGTATGGGTGCTTTGGGGTGTCTCGACGGCCATAAATGTACCTCCTTGGTACAATCATGGTGAAAAGGAAGTGTACCGTCAAGGTTCTGTACTTTTTAGGTACAAATGATGAAATGGCCAGATGATCGATATCACGACAATCCGCCGCGCGAACGCGCTCACACTGGCCGAAAAGGAAGGCGGCACAGTCGCATTCGCTGCTCGCATAGATCGCGAGCCAACCCAGGTTAGCCGCTTGATTGGCTCGAATCCCACCAAGAACATCGGCAACAGGCTGGCCAGGCACATTGAGGAAAAATTCAATATGCCCCGCGGCTGGCTCGACATTCAGCACACCCCAGAGCAGCAACTGCGGGTGGCTGAACCAACTGCCGAGTATCACTCCGGCGGAAATCTGGAGCCCTTATCACCGTGGTCAGATGGCGATCCACTCGCGCCGGACGAGGTTGAAATCCCATACTTCGACGAGGTCGAGGTAGCGGCGGG